AAGGACTGGTAATGACAAAGGCACCCTATCTTAAACCGGACAAAGAATACACTGAAAAGCAATTAGCCTTTCTAGAAGCACTGGCAGGTGGCTCTTTAGGTAACATCAGTGCGGCCATGCGAGAAGCAGGCTACGCACCGTCTACTCATCAAAAAGAAGTCATCAATCCATTACAAGATGAAATGATTGCCTTGGCCAATACCGTGCTAGCTACCAATTCTGTAAAGGCGGCTTTCGGCCTGACAGGCGTACTTGATGATCCGACGGCCCTAGGTGCCAAGAATGCGGTTGCGGCGGCGACTCAAGTACTGGACCGTGTCGGTATCGTGAAGAAAGAAAAGGTCGAAGTATCGTCTGATCAAGGCGGATTATTTATTCTCCCTCCTAAGAAGGGTGAAGACAGTTCAGAGTAAATCATGGCTCTGACTGATGACCAAAAGAAAACGATTAAAGACACTCTGTTCCATGACAGGGTGGAGCTAAAAGGATCTGGCCGTCCTAAATTCTCTGTTGTATACGACAAAGACCCCCTCACTAAGAAACCTAATACCGTATTTACGCTAAACCATGAAGCCTTTGAGCATTTGCTTGAGGGCATTTCTGCTATGAAGGAGGGTATGTCGTATCGTCAGGTAGCCGATTACGTAACAACCAACACCGGCATCAAGTTTTCCTACGAAGCGGCCAGAAGAGTATTCCAAGAAGTCTGCCAAATCTACCCTGACTGGGCTGAATACAGAAAACAAGCGCATGGCCTGCACGGTGAAAAAAACGCTCAATCCCCTGAGTACAAAGATAAAAAGAAACAAGCTAAACTTCGTAAGAAATCTGCAGTTAAACGCCAGTTAAAAAAGCTATCGGAAGAATACGCGGCTTTACAAGCTGAAGATAAAGTTAAATCTGGCGATCTCCCTGCTGAAGTGCTAGAAAACCCGTCCGAAATACTTAATGAGGACTACGAAGTTGCGTCTGATAAAGAAATAGAAACTAAACTAGCAGAGAAAGAGGCCGAAAAAGCTAAAGATGTAATTTTTCAGCCCAACCCCGGCCCTCAGACAAATTTTTTGGCCGCTACAGAGCGTGAAGTACTTTACGGAGGGGCCGCAGGTGGCGGAAAATCGTATGCATTGATCGCAGACCCTGTCCGATACTTCGGAAACAAGAATTTTAACGGAATTTTGCTTCGTAGAACCAACGACGAATTGCGTGAACTGGTCTGGAAGACTCAAGAACTCTATCCGCAGATCTACAAAGGCGCAAAATGGTCAGAACGAAAGTCTCAGTGGACATTTCCTTCAGGTGCCCGTCTCTGGATGACCTATCTCGACCGAGATGAAGACGTATTACGCTATCAAGGGCAAGCATTTAACTGGATTGGCTTTGATGAGTTAACTCAGCACCCTACGCCTTTTGCTTGGAACTACATGCGTTCTCGTTTGCGTACTACGGACCACTCACTACCCCTTTGTATGCGAGCAACAACTAACCCCGGTGGCCCGGGACACGGTTGGGTTAAGAAAATGTTTATTGACCCCTCACCGGCCAATGAAAAGTTTTGTGCACGTGATCTTGAATCAGATGAAGAGTTGCGCTACCCAGAGACTCACAAGAAAGCAGGCGAGCCTCTGTTCTTCAGAAAGTTTATCCCGGCTACGCTAAAGGACAATCCGTATCTGTTTGAAGAAGGCAGTTACGAGGCCAACCTATTGTCGCTACCAGAACAACAGCGTCGTCAGCTATTGCAAGGCGACTGGATGATTGCAGAAGGAGCCGCTTTTCCAGAGTTTAGTGGTCGGCACCACGTATGTGAACCTTTCGACATTCCAGACGACTGGCGACGCTTTAGATCGTGTGACTTCGGGTACACAACCTTTTCAGCAGTTCACTGGTTCGCTATCGATCCTAACTTTGAAACGCTATATGTCTACCGAGAGTTGTATGTCAGCAAGATGACAGCACGAGAGTTAGCACAGAAAGTCAAAGAACTTGAAATGGGCGAAAGCATTAGCTACGGCGTACTGGACAGTTCAACATGGCACAAACGAGGTCACACAGGTCCGTCTATTGCAGAAGAAATGATTGCAGAAGGCTGTCGTTGGAGACCCGCAGACAGGACCGCAGGATCTCGTGTAGCTGGTAAAAACAGATTGCATGAATTATTACGATACGATGAAGAAATAGAACGCCCCGGCATTGTATTCTTTGACAACTGCCGACAAATCATTGCAGATTTGCAAGTCATTCCAAGTGACCCGAAAGGCAGTGACGACATTGATGTACGATACGCCAGTGACCACACCTACGATTCAATTCGATACGGCATCATGTCTAGGCCCAGAGCTAAAAGTTTATTTGACTTTGGAGACGGTACCAATACAACAGGCTGGAAACCATTCGACAAAGTGTTCGGTTATTAAGTGTAAATGGATATATAAATGGCAATTGTAGATAAACCAGAATTTAGTGAAGAAGAAGTAATGGCCCTTGAGGACGCAGGTACTGCGGCTGAGGATACTCCTTTTCACGGCTTTGTTGAAGAAATTAGAGGCAAGTATCGTCGCTCTAAAGACAAGCGTCTAACAGACGAAGAGCGTTGGCTGACAGCCTACAAAAACTATCGAGGTATCTACGACGACTCAACGCAGTTCACAGAGACTGAGCGTTCACAGATCTTTATCAAGGTTACCAAGACCAAAGTGCTGGCCGCTTACAGCCAAGTCACAGACGTTCTATTTGCCGGTAACAAGTTTCCTATTGGCGTTGAAGAGACTAAAATACCAGTCGGCATCAAAGACACTGTACACGTTGATGCAGGCGTCCCCGATCAGTTGCAAGAAATGTACGATGAATTTAACGTCGGTTATTCCGGTGACGGCCAAGAAATTCCTAAAGGTTCTGTGCGTCCTTCGGACCTTAAACCACTGTCTGGTAAACTCGACGGTGTTGAGGAAGATGTCAAAGACGGACCCGGCAATACACCGACAGCCGCTGTTTACGAGCCAGCTAAAGAAGCGGCTGGCAGAATGGAGTATAAGATTCATGATCAGCTTGAAGAATCGGATGCATCAAAACATTTACGATTTGCCGCTTTTGAGCAGTGCCTTTTCGGCACAGGGATTATCAAAGGCCCGTTTGCGCATGATGTAGAGTACCCACGCTGGAACAATGAAGGTGAATACGACCCTATTATTCGCACGATGCCTCGTATGGAAGCAGTGTCTATTTGGAACTTTTATCCTGATGCAGACGCTTACTCAATGCACGAAGCAGAGCATGTAGTCTATCGTCATCGTATGTCTCGTACTGAAGTGCGTGACCTTAAGAGTCGCCCATTCTTTCGCCCTGAAGCAATTGAAAGAGCCATTGATGCCGGTCCTAATTACATCAACGAGTATTGGGAAGACGTGCTGGATGATACGAATTACAGAGAGACAATCAATCGCTGGGAAGTGTTAGAGTACTGGGGTATTATTGACAAAGATATCGCAGAAGAAGCGGGTCTTGAACTGACCAAGGAATTAAAAGACCACGAGCAGGTGCAGGTAAACGCATGGATTTGCGGTGACAAGATCTTGCGTCTCGTTTTAAATCCGTTCAAGCCGACACGCATTCCGTTTCATTCATTCCCTTATGAACTCAACCCCTATTCGTTCTTCGGCATTGGTGTTGCTGAAAATATGGAAGATACTCAGCATTTGATGAATGGCTTTATGCGAATGGCTGTAGACAATGCGGTTCTTTCAGGCAACCTTATTTTTGAGGTAGACGAGGCTAACCTCGTACCCGGTCAAGACCTTTCGGTGTACCCGGGCAAGGTCTTCCGTCGTCAAGGCGGCGCACCGGGACAGGCGTTGTTCTCAACGAAGTTTCAAAACGTAGCCGCTGAAAACATGATGCTGTTCGACAAGTCTCGTCAGTTAGCCGATGAGTCTACCGGTATTCCTTCATTCTCTCATGGTCAAACAGGGGTTACAGGTGTCGGCAGAACAGCCTCTGGCATATCTATGTTGATGGGTGCGGCATCTCAAAACATTAAGACTGTAGTCAAAAATATTGATGATTACTTACTGGCACCGCTTGGCAAAGCGATGTTTGCGTTCAACATGCAGTTTGACTTTGACCCTGAAGCAAACGGAGACCTTGCAGTGATTGCTCGTGGCACAGAGTCATTGATGCGAAATGAAGTGCGCTCTCAGCGTCTGATGCAGATTATGCAGATGGGAGCTAATCCTGCACTGGCACCGATGATTAAGTTCGACTATATCATTCGTGAAATTGCCGCAAGCCTAGACCTCGATGAGGATAAGATTGTTAACGACCCTCGTGAAGCCGCAGTGCAGGCTATGATGATGAAGCAGTACATGGAAGATAACCCAGAGGCTATGCAGGCAATGCAAGCCGCTCAAGGACAAGCAGGCGGCGTTCCTAATCCCGATAATCCGACTGGGGGTGGAGACGGAAATATTGCACCGGGCAATGCCCCTGAACCGGGAGCAAGTAAATCAGTTAGCTAAGGATCAACTGTAATGTCTGTACCTGCGGGGATTATGGCACGTGGCCTGAAAGAGGGCGCACAAGAATTTGTTAAGTCAGACACTGCAAAAGGACTATCTGCAACTGCAGTTGCTATGGGTCTTGTTGCTAGCCCTGAAGAAGCTGAAGCGGCCTATATTCCGCTTAGAGCCTTTAGAACAGGAACAGACGCCGCCAAGAAACTTTACGATGATGTTACAAAGCTAGTCGATGAAGGTATTGATGATGCCCCCGGCGGTGAACTATACCAGCGTACAGGTGCCTACCGCTCTGAAGATGGCGACATAAAGATTGACGTTGCCGAGCTAAAGGCCCGTGATCAAGAAGCACAGAATGCAGTCGAGACTTTCTTAAACGATACTGAGAAAGTTATTACGACATCCAGTAACAAAGTTGTTGGCAGGATGGGTGATTATCTACCAGACAACAGTCCTGTATTTCGCTATTTCCCAGAATTAAAAAACACAGAAGTTCGGATTGTTCCTAGAACAGAAAAAGGCAAAAATAGTAGTTTAGGATATTACACTCCAGAAGAACAGAGAGTCACTGTTACAGTGCCTAAAATAAAAGGGGCACCCCCTGAAGAAGTTAACA